TTGGAAGAGGCAATGAAACCCAAGGATGAGGAAAAGAAAGAGGAGATGGGCGAACATACCTCTGAGAAACCCACCGAGGAAAAGACCGAGGACAAGAAAGAAATGATGAAGGACGAAAAGAAGGACGAGGAGATGAGCGAAGTGGTGAAGAAAGTTCTCACCGAGTTCGGCATCAAGCCCATTCCCGCCTCGCCCTCCATTGAAGTTCCTTCCGAGAAAAAGGAAGAACCCAAAACTTTTGAAGCACTCGTGGCCGCCCACAGCGATTACGGAACTTCAAAGCTCAAGGCCATGCAAGCCGTGATGCTCTCAAACCCCAAGGAATATAGCGAGGCTCTGTCTCGTGGTATTACCAAACTCTAAAACAAAGGATAAAAGAAAATGTCTACTCAAATTGATGGTAATTTTCGCACATTCGGCTCGGCTTCTGCCATCTCGGCGTACCGATTCGTTCAGCCCGACACCACCACGGCTGGCTTCGTTAATGTTGCGGTAACTGGTGCAACCAAAGCTATCGGCGTAACTCAAGAAGATGTTGTCGCTGGTGGTTTCGTAGCAGTTAAGTTGTTCCACCCCACCTTCTTCGCAACCGTCTCCGGCGTTGCGGCAGTCGGTGATACTTTGAAATTCGACGCTACTGGCTTGGTGACCACATTGGCCGCCAACCTAGTGACGGCTGGTGTTGCACTCGAAGCGGCTACAAGTTCGTCAGCCGTTATCGAAATCGCAATCCCGATGTTCTAAACAACAACAACAAACAAAAGAAAGAATAATATAAAATGAGCTTTATTTCTAGCGGTGGTTCTGCCACCATTCGTGCAGACATTAACCAAGCCCTCATAGAATCTCCCGCAGAGATCGGCTTGATCGGTGCGGAAGTTCTTCCTCTCTTGCCCGTTCCGGCAAAGAGCGGTCAGTACCTCAAAGTGCAGACGGCTGATGCCGCTCTGTTAGATGCCGATGCGGCGAAGCGTACTGCTGGTTCTGAATACGCTCGTGCGGCTCGGAAATTCACTTCCGATACCTACGATTGTATTGAGACTGGCTTGGAGGAGTTGCTTGACGATTCCTTCCGTGCTGATGCTAACCGCTTCTTCCAAATCGAGGCAGAAACAGCGAGGTTCTTGCTCCGACAAGTTAAGCTCTCCCACGAAAAGCGGGTGGCTGATTTGTTGTTTGCAACAACGACTCCTTTCACCTCGGCTGATTTAAGCCCCACGGCTAACTACACCGAAGCTAACTTGGCAACCATCAACGCCCCTGCGGATGTTGCGGCTGGCAAGCTCGCCTTGAACAAGCTCGGATATGCGGCCAATGCGGTAATTATGTCGGCCAATGTGTACGAGCGGGTTCGTCGTACCACCCTCCTTCAGAATCAGTTCTACGGAGTTGTGTCGAATACTGGCGGTCGTCTCCTAGACGAAGCACAGATTGCCGAAGCGTTCGGTGTGGATAAAGTCTACATCGGTCGTGCGGCGATCAACTCTGCTAACAAGAACAAGGCGTACTCTGGTTCGTTCATTGTTCCGGACACCAAGATTGTTGTTGCGAATATCTCTAGCGGTCAGTTCACCGCTGGCGGCATCGGACGCACCTTGGTCTGGTCGGAAGATGCTCCCGGTGGTTTCGTCTCCGAGAGCTATCGTGACGAGGCTCGTCGCTCGAATGTTCTCCGTGTTCGTATGAACACAGCCGAGAAAGTCATTGACGCAAACGCCGCCGTCCGTATCACCACGACCTACAGCTAAAGATTGGTTGGTTGTTTCCTCCGAAGAAGGGGGAGCAGGGGAAACCTTGCTCCTCCTTTTTCTTTTTGACATTAGGATAATAAAACTATGGCAGACCTTACAAATTCCGAACCTTACTACGACCAGATTTCCCACGCCGCCAGACCCGGCACAAGGTATGTGGTCACAACTGGAACAGCAATCACAACCCCCAACGAGTTCGCTGGGATTTATGTTGTTTCAGATGCAAAGTTCGCAAGCATCTCCTCTGCTGTAACTGGCTTTTCGAGCCTTGCTAATGCTACTGCGGCCTCTGCTTCCACCATTAACGCAGGGATTTATCTTGCTGGCACTTGCACAGCATTCTCTATTCATAGCGGAATTGTTCTTGGCATCGGTGACTAAAGTTCTGTAAGGTTAAATCCTTATGATGATTAAAGGTGGTATTCGCATTGGCGGGTTAAGTATCAGAACAACTGCATTCTCCCCAGCCAATTTATCGGGCCTATCCCTATGGCTCAAGGCTGACGCTGGTGTAACAACAAGCGGTTCTAATGTAACAGCTTGGGCCGATCAAAGTGGTAATGGGAGAACAGTAACACTCACCAACTCTCCAACTTTCACAGCAAGCTCCATAAATGGCAAGCCAACAATAGACTTTAATGGTTCTACACAATATGTAAATGCATTAACACCGGCTTTTGCTGGTAATAATAACTTTAGCTTGATTTGGGTTTTCAAATATGTTGGTGATAGCGTTAATTCAGATCCATACGACCCCTATTCTCCGAGTGTTTCATTTTTGTCAGATACTGGAGATGATCAAGGAACATTTCATTATATAAAAAATGACAGCAAGTTTCCAGCGTCCTATCCTATGTTTTTAACTCAAGGATGGACACAGTATGATTACAATGAAGGATTTACATATTCAGATGGTTCTAATTATATTTTAGAATTTATATCAAATCAAAGCTCTGGCTTTTATTCTGTTTTTCGCAACGCCACATTAGAAGGATCTGAAGCAATAGGCACAGCTGCAAGTTCCGATGTGATTGGCATACGAATTGCTGGTCAGGAAGATCCACCCCGCTTCGGGAATATAAAGATGGCTGAAATTATCGTCTATAATTCAACCTTAACATCTCCGCAATTAACCCAAATAAGAAACTACCTTAACACTAAATATGCAATTTATTAAGAATAACTAAACTGATTTAATTGACATCCTCTAGCAATTAGAAATCCTATCTAAATGAAATATCCTATTTCAGTCTATCTAATAGCAGGGAATGAAGAAGAATATATTGAGCGTTGCCTCAAATCGTTTGCCCCCATCGCAAAAGAAATGGTTGTTTGTATTTCTAGGGGGTCAGCTACGCCAGATAAGACCGAGGAAATTGCGAGTGGGCTTGGAGCGAAGATCGTTCACTACCAGAATAAAAGAACTGATTGGAATCACATAGACGATTTTGCCACGGCAAGGAACACGGCTCTTGAGGCTTGCTCAAGCGAATGGTGTTTATGGGTCGATGCTGACGATGTGATGGCCGAGGATGGGGCGAAGGTAATCGAAGAGGCTATTGACCTTGCCATTCAAAAAGACGCTCACCTAGTGGCGTTAAAATACAATGTGGACAACGCTGGCCTCATTCCCCTCCGAGAGGAAATCTCCAAGAAAGGCACTTGTAGTTGGAAGAACCGAGTTCACGAAATGCTAGTTTGCAAAGAGCCAAACAAGACGATTGGTGTGGATAAGATTTTCCGAATTCACAAACCCCACGGATACAAGCCGAGGAGTGCAGAGAGGAACTTGAACATCTTGGCCGATACGCTTGCCCCAGCCGCCAACTCCCTTTACTACCAAGCCCAAGAGTATTTTCTGTCTGGGCAGATTGAAAAGTGCATTGATTCGAGTATGCGAGCGTTGGCATTCCCAGAACTAGAGGACACGCTTCGCTACGATGTGCTTTGCAACTTGGGGAGAGTTGCACCAGAAAACGAGAGGCTTTCTTATCTCGGCCAAGCCGTGGCTCTACAACCCGATAGGCGAGAGGCTCATTTCTATATCGCTAATCATTGGTCTGGGAAGGGAAGCTGGATTAAGGCGTATGGGGCAGTTCGTTCTTGTCTGACCCTGCATCGCCCCAAAGCCCACTACTGGAATCTTGTTGAGGCAATCTACAACTGGCAAGCGATGGACTTGTACGAAACCGCATCGGTATGCGTTGGAGAAACTGCCGAGGCAGAAAAGATTAAGAAGATGCGACCAACCCCCAAGATCAGCATTGTTCACGCGACTAGGGGCAGACCGCAGATTGCTTGGCAGAGGCGATGGATGTGGCTTTCTTTGGCCGAGAAGCCCCTAGAAATTGAGTGGCTTTTTATGGTCGATCACAACGACCCAACCGACTACACCCCCCACCAAGCCATTAGGTGCAATCCGGGTGGGATGATTAACGCTTGGAACGCAGGGGCAAAAATAGCCAAAGGGGAGATTATCGTTCAAATGAGCGATGATTGGACACCCCCACGCCATTGGGATGCCCTAATTTCGACCGCTATGGGGGACACAGCGGGGGAGAAAGTGCTGGCAGTATCAGATGGCCTACGAACCGACAAACTGCTTTGTATGGCGATTCTGACGCAATCTAGGCTGAAGAAGCAAGGGCATCTATTCCACCCCGACTACCAAGACTCGGACGGCATCTATTCCGACAACGAGTTCACGGATAGAGCCTATGCAGAACAAGCCGTGGTTGAGGCTAGACATATCGAGTTTAAGCACGATAACCCTATGTTTAATGGTGGGCAACCAGACGAACAACTAAAGAACCACAACAAGCCGGAGTTCTACGAGAAAGGAAAAGCAATCTATGAAAAGCGCAAAGCCAGCAATTGGATGTAGAAAAGCAAAAAAGGGGGAAGATACCAAGGGGCTTGGTATAATTAAATTCGGCAAGTCTCGCCTTGACCCCACCAAGTATGTAAAGGTTGATATTACCTATGACGAAAAAGCAGAGAAAGATTTGTATGAGTGCGGGATGATTGCGTTGAGGCACGACAAGGAAGCAGTTATTCAATATGTGATCGTGAAGGCTCTTACTGGATACGCAAAGTGCAAGAAATAAGCATCCACGACCCATTTGGTAGGGCATTAGCTAGATATACTTACAACCTTGATGTTGGCCTAGAAATCGGGGGAGGAACTGGGGACGGCTCAACTCAATGTATTCGGACAAAAAAACTATTCAGCATTGAGAACCACCCAGACCGCATAGGCCGTCACTCGATGAACCTATCTGCAAGAGGTGGTGTTGCCATCAATGGCACGGCAACCCTATCGAAACTCTGGATGAACAAGAACGATATCGAGGAATTTTATAGGACTATCAAAACAAATCTCAACCAATACCCGCTCGAAACAGTTCTAGGCTGGCACAATGTCTGCCTAGAGACTGCCTTCCCATATTCAACCAACGCCATCGAGGACATTCACTTTGAGCATAATGTAGATTTTAACTTTGTGCTGATTGATGGCTCTCCCTTTTCTGGTGAGGCCGAACTCCGTTGCGTTCGCCCCTTCCTAGCGGAGAAGGCAATCATCGCATTGGACGACATTAACGACATTAAGAATTTAGCGAACTATAACAAGCTCAAGGGATTTGCCAAACTGCTTTGGGAAGATTGGTCGGTGCGTAATGGTGCGGCCATCTTTGAGCTATGACCAAGGGAATCATCACATCAGAATCACCCGAAATCCATTGGCAACATCTTAATGTGGCTGGCGGTAGGGTGCTTGACTTGGGGTGTGCGTTCTGGACAGAAGCAGAAAGGCAAGAGGCCAACGGAACGACCAAGTATTTTCTATCACAAAAGCCAGAGTTTTATATGGGGGTGGACATGAACCAAGGAGACATTCAAACCCTTTCTCAACAATACCCACAAGGAAAGTTCTTGTGCGAAAAGGCAGACTCCGCACCTCAAATGAACACTTGGATAACAG